TTCAAGTAATTGGCTCCGAACCCTATTGGCGACTTCACTGTCGTCATAAAGGTAGTTGTAAACAATTATCTATGGGTAAGGGGTTAATTTGTAATACGTACAGGAAGAAACATAGCGCTCTTTCTGGGTTCCAAAGCACTGTAGTCGAGGAATTTGGTCCGCGAACAATACTTCGCGCGAGACCAGATACGCTCGTTGTGTCTGAGGACTTGGATCGATGCGTTACGGGGATTCTTATCGAATAGATCTGGACCACTGGCGGAGAGCAGAGCTTCCACAGTGAGAGCTGCATAGTAGGAGTCGAAGGCGGAGGTATCTTGCCCGTCGAGCGCAACATGAGGGCGCTCAGGCATCCGCGACATGACCCATTGATGGACTTTCCAGTTAGTTACAGAGGCCGGTTTCATTGGCTTATAACGCTGGAAGTTCAACAGGATGTCTCGACCTAAGATCAAGTCGACCTTCGTCGGTCCATATAGCAGCTTCTTGGTCGGCCCATAGGCGACCGAGTCCACATCATCTGGGTCCAAACTGCTAGTCCAAAGCATTGGAAGTCCCAGACCCCCGATCCATTCAGGCATATACCACGGAACGCGGACCTTCTTGAGTCGGTCCCAATGACGATTCAGGAACTTCTTCCAGACCACCACTGACAACTCTTCGGGACAGGCGAGCATTAGTTCCCTAGCTCGCGCACCAATCGTACCGTCGCGATCATCACCAGCGACATTGGCAACACCCTGTGAGCGCTTCATGCCGTACATCAGACCGAAATTGACGTACGGTATGTGCCTCAGGGGGCACTGTCGAACCACCGGCCGGAGGCCGGGGGTACGATTAGGTACCAAAACCTCATGCGTGTTCTCCTCCCTCTGATAGGAGGTGGAGTTCATGTTGAGATAGGTGCGCGAGAAGTAACACTTCCCCAGCGACGGGACAAGTCCCGCAGCCGCAGTGATTAGTTCCCAAAATTCCTTGCCCTCCGCAGTTGTCTTCGCAACGATGTCATCACCATTGATGGCCATCGGCGCGTCCGCCAGTGTCCAAAGGCGGCGCGAGCCATACTCAAGAGCGAACCGAGTCATGGCAGCGTTGATAATGCAGAGGAAAGGGAACGAGGTAACCGATCCCATGAGCTGACCCCACCGCTGAGGCAAGGGTTCCTGCTGCTCGTCTGAGACGAAGTAGTGGCCGGTGAGAGAACGAATGAGGAGCTCCGTGAGCTCCGGCGTTAGCCCAATGTTCCGGGCAAGACGCCGTGCCGCCGTGTTGGTCAGGAGCGGGTCAATGTAGTCTGTGGATGACTTGTAGTCGCCACTGAGGTAGAACTCATCCTCGGCGAGCTGCGCCCCCAACCTCGAAAGGAGGTAGGCCTCGCTGATCGGTTCGCCAATCAGCTTGAAGCAGCCGTGCTCGCGCAATCGCGCGTGCATGAACTGCTGCAGCGGCTTCAGCGTCGTGTACAATAACGCTGGGCCCTTCGAAATCACCCGGACTTTCAAAGACTCCGCCAAGCCAACTGGTTCAACCAGCGGCGGCTCCGTGAGAGCGTGACGATACACATCTTCGTACAGGCCGCGCGCCTCACCTTCGAGGTCAGCGACATGCACGACGTAACGCTCCGCAGAGCCAGTGGGCTCCATCTCTTCATCCTCATCTCCAGGCTGTGAACGCACCAGCCAGGTCCGGTATACATCATCATTGTTCCATTGCGGCAGTCCTTCGTTGTCCCTCCATGGGGGCGACGGCCGCAGGCCGGTAGACGCGAGGGTACCATGCGGCGCGTGAGCGAAGATGTCTGCACTGAACCAGTCATACATTTGATCAGGATGCTTTTCCTCGATCAGTTTGACCGTTTCAGAAGGCAGTTTATCAACGTTCTCGCTGCGCGCACGATGAGTCACATGGATTGACCTCATTGGTCCTAGGTGCCTCCCGCGTTTTCTCCACTTACCAGGCCTCCGCGATGCCTTTTCCTTCTCCACCTGTACGAGCTTCTGAGTGACCCCCAGTCCTCTACGATCCATAACCATGTCGCGTATCTCCATGACTGACGAGACCGCCCCCATCCTTCCACGAGATCGGTTATAATTAGCCGAAGTCGAAGGAAAGCGGGGTTGAGTCACGTCATCCATGGTGAATTGTGCCTTCCCATCCGAAGCAGGAGGGAAGAGTTCATCGACGGTCCGCTCGATCTCGCGGATATAGTCATAGCGACTAATAACGGCAGGGTGAGTTTCCATAAACTTCTCCCCACGAACGCGGAAGGCCGCATCGTGATCCCCCCACTTCATAACGTGAAGCCCATCGAACGGTGTAAACCGGTCGAAGGAACTCACGGTGTGAACACCGGTGGGATTGTCCGTCGTCAAGAACAACATGGTTTCCTTCTCAGCCGCCTTGACTGCCCGTTCCGAAGGTCGGGGCATGCCTTTCTTGCTTTGAAGGATGGTCGTGAGGAAACTGAGACGTCGCTTTGCGGGCCATGTCTTCAACATGGTGCGAACCCATCTGTAAGCGCGACCACCTAAAAGAACCCCAGGGTGATCGCTGACCGTCGTGGGCCACGGCGCAGTTGGCAACTTCTGCCCATCTTCGAGGTGGACGGCAAAGAAGGCGGCAATCTTATATTTCGCCACCTTGACCCAGCCATCCTCCCCGAAGGGAGCTGCCAAACTCTCCCAGTGCTGGAGAGTCTTACGGATGGAGTAGCCCGAGCTTTCAAAGCCGAACAACTCATAAGCTTCGAGTAGCACACCAAGTGCCAACTCGATATTTCCCTTCTTCGGGGTGTCCTTCCCCGAGGAGTTTCGTCCTACCATAGACGCATGTACCATTCTCGCGTGTGTGCTG